GATAAGATGCTGATTATTGTAATTGGTGCCAGAGCCGATGAAGAAGTATACGGCATTGCTCAAAAAAGAATACAGGAAAATGACTTGTAATCAAAACGCATCAAAATCCCTCTGATCTGCCAGCACATCATAATGACACTCGTCATTCTCTCGTTCGGTGAACATATCATTCACCAGACCAATGGTCAAAAAATTCAAATCGCCCATTGACAAACCAAGCTGAACGCACCGCAACAAAAATAGTGGTGTGGTCATCGGTCGGTCAATCGGGCGATGTTTTTTTTAGACTTGACCTGTGTTTCTACGTTCAAACCCCAGAGATCGATCAGCTGCGGCAAGATCTCATAGATGCTGAATGTGTTGAACTGTTCCAGAAAGTCGTCCGGATTATCAGGAACATTCTCCGGAGCAGCGTGTTTTGCCATGATATAGGCGATGTTCTCAAATACTTCAAGGCTTTCAATGTCCAGTGCGGAAGATTTCTCTGTATTTTCTCCCACAGACTTTTGCAGTGCTGCAAAGTCCTGATAAATATCTCTGCGGAATTTCAGACGATACAATCTGGGGACTGCCGCACTTGCCTTAAACGGCACATCAATACCATCAATGGTGATGTTCTTCTGAATTGCCATACTGCCACCTCCTTACGCTTTCACAGATGCTGCGGATGCTTTACCACTCTGTACAGCGGCAGCCAGATTGGGCATATATACCGCCTTGTACCAGTTCTCATAAACCTCAGCATCCGTTTTCTCACAGGTTTTAGTTTTTACCAAACCACTGTTTAACGTCGTTGCGGTCAAAGACAGCGTTTCTGTTTTAACTTCCTTTTCGTCCTCAATGGTGCTGGATTCTGTTGCCGGACGAGAGGCAGAGCAGCAGAACAGACAGTGTCGAATTTTATTCTTATCGCCGCTGAATTCAAACAGCAGGGCAAACTGCGATACTTCTGCAGTATTGGTTTCCGTGAGAACGCCCTTTTCATCCAGTTTCTCACCGAGAATGTCTGTCGCAAACTCAAGCGGAACCAATGCGATTTCAAGATCTCCAGTGTAACCAGAGTTATTGTTGATCACATAGTACACACCATCGTCAGCGTAAAAATTGGATGCTTCACCTTCTGCATCGATAGACAGCGACACTGCACCGGGAATGCGAACTGGCTTTGCAAAAGTCGGTACACCTTCTTCATCATAAGAAGTGATTTTTGCATAGTGAACTTTGTTCAGACCGAACTTTACCTTGTTTTTCTCCATTGCCATATAGATCAAACCTCCATCTCATAGAGCACTTCATACAATTCTTCCGAATCAATGAATGTTTCTGTTTTTGTATAATAAATCTCGTGCTGGGAAAGCACTGACTCCACCTGTTCTTCCAATTCCGGCTGCTTTTTGTCTGTGTACAATTCAATGTCCAGCTGTTTGCAACTGAAATATGCCAAATTATCTGCCGAAAACGTATTCTCTCCAGGAGATAAAAACAGCAAAAAAGGCGGTGCAGGGCTTTCGTCCTCGGCAAAATGATGGTAGGCGAAAGGCAGTCCCATTTCCTCCATCATTTCTGCGATTTGTTCGTAGGTCATGACAAAGCCCCCTCAATCAAATGCTCCAGCAACTGTACACCGTTTTCTTCCGCAGGAGCAATGTGCGGTTTTCCTGATACCCGACCGCCGCCACGTTTGGCATGACCCTTTTCCAACAAATGTGCCAGCTGATAACGATTTTTACTGTGTACAGTCATTTCAAGAGAATGGCTGTTTTCGCCAGTCTTCTTCGTTGCCCAGCTTTTCGCATACTTTCCGGTGTCCTTCGGAGCATTGGCAGAGATCTCGTTTTTCACTTGCGTGGCGGTTTTCCGGACAGCCTTTTTCATGGCAGTATCCGCAAGGTCTGCATATTCCTGCAAGCCTTGCATAATTTCCTCTGCAAGATTGTCAATACTGGTCATTTTGTCCTGCCTTTCTGGCTTCTGCAGTAAGTTTCAGATAATCCTTGTGCAGATAATCCGGTGTAACACTGGTGATGTTGTATGTAACATCCCGAAACAAGATTCGGTTGCCTGTTACAGACGGCATCCAGCGCTGGTTTTGCCGAATGAGGAATTCCAGCGTCTGTGTTTCTTTGGTCACACCAGCGTCCGTATGCTCCGCAGAAGCTTTCAAAGTCACTTTTGCCCAGCAGGAAAAGGCTTCGTCCCACACAGCGGTGTGATTTCCGATTTCATCGGTAACGACACGATTCACCAGAAAGGTGATTCGCTGATTCAAAGTTCCGATTTCCATTACATCACACCCTCTCGCTGTGCAAACAGCATGGCACGAAGTGTTAATGTCAGCTTGGAAAAGTCTGCGGTATTGCGGTTTTCATAGAGATAAGAAACTGTGTAGAGCATTGCTGTCCGCACCACATCTTCGTTCTCCGAAAAGCGTTCCTCGTCCATTCTTCCTACATCCATTATCAGCTGTTTTGCAGTTGAAATAAGAGAGAAAAGCAATGTATCATCATCTTCAAAATCAACTCGCAGATACTGCTTGACTTCCTGTAAAGTTACCACCCACTCCAACCCCTTTCTCTGATTACGCTTTCTTGATGGTAAGTGTCTTGATTGCTTCCGGAAGAATCAGCTTGCCGTCCAAACGCTGCGAAGCAAGGAAACCAACCTGACCAGTCATAGCAAAGAGTTCATTCAGTCTCTTGAAAGAGCGTCCCTGTCTGTCAGCCACCCAGTAATAACTAAAGTCACCGAATGCCATGCACTTATTGCCTGCTTTGATTTCCGGCACATAGCTGGATGTCTTGTAAGGACGATTGAGAATGGTATCCGGAACACCAGCCTGCACAGACGGACTCCAAATGTAGTTTCCTGTGTTGTCCTTCAACTTTCGAAGTGCCTTAACCGTAGAATCATTGAGCACCCACACCGCCTTTTTGCGGTACGGGCTTCTCAGAGAATAGAAGAGTTCCATCACATCATCAAATGTGATATTGGCAGTAGAGGTGGAAGTGCCGTCTTCCGCACCACCTGTAGCATTAAAAATGCCGGTCGGTTTTCCCTTGCCATCACCAATGAAGAACGCCTCTTCTTCCTTAGAACCGATTCTTCTTGCGAACTCCTTTGCAATGTAGGACGGCAGGTCAAAAACAGAATCATTCAAAAGTTCTTCTGAAATTTTAATTGCTGTACCAAGCTTATATGCGGAAAGCGATGCCTGTCCGAACGTATCATCAGAGAGAGAATACTGCTGTTCTTCGTCCATCCAGACAGCCTCGCCCTTGGAAGTCACAATCGGAATCTTGCGGTCGCCGTTGGAAGTTTTGATAACCGTTGCCATCTGGCGGAAAATGCTCTCTTCCTCCAATGCTTCCACCAGTTTTTGTTCGTGAGGTAGCAGTGTGCCGCCTTATCATCTTTCGATGACAGGTTTGCACAAAGCCCCTCCCAAACCGTGCTTACACCTCTCGATGTACACGGCTTTCCATTCATTATTGACATGTCATTTATTTTGTTCCCTGTGAATCTTTTTGAAGCATTTCGGGCAAACAATCAACGTTTTACGTCTCATGTGAAGCATTTTCTTGCCCCATTCCGTAGTGCTTTTCAGATTCTTCATTTTACCTGCATGATAAATACAGCAGGAATCACTATTATCACCACACAGCTCACATACCCCTGCGCTTAACCGCACATATTGTGACAGCTTTTTCGGGTCAAAGGATTTGTATTGCCATGGGTCTTTATCGGACATCAACTTACCGGCTTTGCAGTCAGCTAATGAGACAAGCTTTGCATATTTGATACCGCCTTTAACTTCATGGGGAATAGCCCATTTGCCATCATGACGATATTTTTGGATGATTTTTCTCGTTGTGCTGTTGCTTTTGCTTGCAAGCGTCTTTAGACAGCTATATTCCATAAGATAACGGAAATAATTCAGCTTATCATAATTCGCTGCTAAGCAGTAATAATTGCAAATGCCACGGATTTGTGCATTATACCTGTTCACAATATCCACTTCCGAAAGATGTCTTAATCTTGGAACGCAAACCGCCCAAATTTCTCCGTTTGGCTTTTGTTCTATGATGTCGTTTTTGAACAAGAATTGCATGATCTTATCTTCGAGAGGTACAGTTAATTCTACAGAGTTATTCAGCGTTCTTTGTTTAACACCGTTTGCCTTTTTCTTTATCTTCTGGCTTCGGCGTACCGCAACGTCATAACCAAGGAAACGTACTCGTTCAGCACTGTGTGTGATCTTTGTTTTCTCAGCACTCAACTCTAAATGGTACTGCGTTGATAGAAATTCTCTCAGAATCTCCTTAATTTCTTCACAGTCTTCTCTACTTCCGCTGATTCCAATTAGAAAATCATCAGCATATCGGCAGTATACAAGCTTTTTATCGTCGGACATTCTGGCAGGTGTTTTCAGCTTTTGGCTGCACACCGCTTTATATTCCTTAATTGCCAGCTCACGTTCTTCACCTTTTACCCGGTCAATCTTCTTCTGAAGTGTCTGTCGTCTTTTTGCTAAATGAAGATATTCCGGTGTCTGGTGTCGTGTAGACTGCTTATCAAACTTTTCCTTGAGTTCCATGACTTTTCGGTCAAGCTCATGCAGGTATATATTTGCCAGGATAGGGGATATAATTCCACCCTGCGGTGTACCGGAGAGTGTTGTGTGGTATTGAAAATCTTCCACATAACCTGCTTTCAGGAAAGCTCTGATAATATTGATAAATCTGCTGTCCTTGATTTTGACTTCTAACGTCTTGATAAGCACTGCATGGTCTATATTGTCAAAACAACCTTTGATGTCACCTTCTATGAACCATTTTACAGAACGAAAATTTGTCTTTATCTGGTCTAGAGCTGTATGACAGCTTCTCTCCGGTCTGAAACCATGTGACTGGTCATAAAATAACGGTTCATAGATTGCTTCCAGAAACATTCTAACCGCCTCTTGCAGAAGTTTATCTCGAAATGACGGAATACCCAGTGGGCGCATTTTTCCGTTCTGTTTCCTGATATATTCTCTGCGCACAGGCTTCGGCTTGTACTTTCCTGACCTCAATTCTTCAATCAGTTCATACACATATTCAGCACTAAAACCGTCAGCTGTGTCGTTGTCACTTCCGGGAGTCATTGCTCCACTGTTTGCATATAATTTCTGGTAAGCTGCAAAATAAATGTCCTCTCTCAGAAGGTAGCGAAAGAGCCTTGTAAAGACTCCGTCATGATGTTCCGAGGAACTTTTATTGACACGCTCCAAAATCTCCGATGTTGGATTCATGAGGATTCTCCTCCCTTTCATCTTCTTACTTTGGAATTAACAAACTGCTTCCCTTCGCCATGTAGTGGGCGTTACC